GATGTATGGAATATTAACCTCAAGCCATATAACGAGGCACACTTCGCTGTGTTCCCACCCAAGCTACCAGAATACTGCATCAAGGCAGGTAGTAGAGTAGGTGACAAGGTGCTTGATCCTTTCTGGGGTTCAGGTACTACTGGGGTTGTGGCTGTTAAGCTAGGAAGGAAGGTGATTGGAATAGAATTGAACCAAGATTATATAGATATAAGTTTAAAAAGATTTAGTCAACGACACTTAGATTTTTATGAGGAGGACTAATGACCAAGAAGACAGCAGGAGAAATCATTGGTGACTTGAAGACTATATACATGGAACACTTCGGTGTACCGCATAGTAATAAAGCTTACCAAGAACAAGGTAGAAATGTTAATGCTCTTGCTACCGCAGTAGGTTATGAGAATCTGGTTGATACATTCAAGTTTCTTCTTGATTGTAAAGACCCTTGGTTACAGAACGCTAAGAATATTCCGGGTTTAATTAAATGGTTTGATGCTATTCAAACTATGAGATTGAACAGTACCAAGGCGGCAACCTTTGGTTCTCTATCTGAGGTGCGTAGAGTACAGCATCAGAAGGAGCAGTTAAGATTAGAAAAGTATAGAAAGGAGATGCTAGATGAATAAGCCTGTGTTTGATGTTGGAAGAATGGCTCCGTTCTCTAAAGAATCAGAGTACTCAGTACTCGGTTCTATCTTTCATCCGGGTTCGCAAGGCAATTTGCATGAAGCCATGTCGCTCGTGGATGCTGAAGATTTCTTTACTGAAGTGGGTCGTCATACATATCAAGCAATGCTAAACATTAGCAAGAAAGGAAAGCCGATAGATGTTATCAGCGTATCCGAAGAGCTAAAGAATTTAGGTTTGCTAGATAAGGTTGGCGGCATTGAGCAACTAAGTGTAGTAGAAGACTACATCCCTACTTCAACAGCCCTTGCTCACCATTGTAGAAAGGTAAAGGCGTTATCTATTAAGAGAAAATTTCTTCAACAGATGGAGCCGATTATAGGTAATGCATTCAAGATAGATGATGACCCATCCGAAGTACTGGATGACACGCACTCAAGCATCTTTAGGCTGATGAATGAAGTTGAAAGCAACAAGAAATCAGTTGATGTTTATTCGCCAGAAGATATGGCAGAGCTTGGTTATAAGAATGCAAAGCAAAGGTATGAAGCACCAGAAGAAACAGGGGGATACCAAACAGGATTCCCATTGTTGGATAGATACATGAAGAGGTTAAGAGATGTTAACTGTATTGCGGCTAGTACAGGTGTGGGCAAGACAGGGCTATCTCTGAACATGGCATTGAACTTAGCAGTTACCAACGTGCCTGTTCTATACATTAACCTTGAGATGAACATTGATGAAATTATTACTCGTGTATTAAGCATTCTATCTGGTGTTGAGATTGACAAGATAGATACTGGGGATTATGGAAACAACCCAGAAGATTTTAAACTGGTGGCTAGATTTGCAGAGAAACTTGAAGAGTCTTCCCTGTATATGACAGACAATACACCAAAGAATATAAACCATATAACAACCTTGATACATAAGTACCATGCAAGACACGGCATCAAGGTAGTCATTGTTGATTACATAGGACACATCAGGAATGACAAGCTAGCATTTAAAGAAAACTCCAAGAGGATTAGCCTTGGAAGATACAACCAGATGCTCAAGCAAGTATGCACAACGCTTGGAATTAAACTGGTTGTCGTAGCACAGATGAACAGGGATGGTGAGAAGGAACCAGAACTATCAAACATCGGTGAGTGTTGGCAGTTAGCTCAAGATGCTGATACGTTTATGATTCTTTATTATGAATGGATTAAGAATACAGATAAGGGGGACAATGAACCAGAAAAATATAAACAGTACATAGTTAATCTTAGAAAGAACCGTAATGGTGTAGCACCTAGAAACATATACCTTAACTACAATGAGCGTACTCAATTAATGACGGAAGGAGAGATGCCAAGTGGGAAAATATGAATCGGATGCTGATGCTGTACTAGAAAAGAAAGGGGTAGAACCTGATGATCCTTTGATTCTCCTGACACTAGGAGATGAAACGAGAGAGGTTTATAAAAAATTTATACCCGATGCTAAAGGTGATACAATAGCCGACAGACAAAGGGATGCCCTCAATAAAACATTCAAGGAACTTGACATCATTCAAGTAGAAAGGTGGAGAGAACAATATAAAAAACAAGGTTACATCATGTTGCATTCACCGTTCCTTGGTGAACCATTTTATTTAGCTAGAGATTCACATGCGTTTGATGCTGTAAAAAAACAAGACTTGGCTGTGTATATGGAAAGTGAACTGCCAAGATTAAAGGGGCTGGATAATGAGATGCTTTACTGGCTCCATCAAGGTAAGAAGTTTGGTGGTAAAATTTTAAAAGAAGAAAGGAGAAACAATGACCAGAGGAGATGACTTAGAAAAAGCAAAAAGAATGATGAGGGAAGCTGTTGAAGAATACAGAAAAGAATTAGATGATGAGGAAAACAAAAGAAAGAAAGAGAACCCCTTTGGGATTAACCCTAGCAATAGGGTTGAAACAATAGCTCATGCCAAATGGGTATGTGAGTTAAGACTCAGGGGTAGGACAGAAAAAGAAATAGATAAGCCAACAGAGGAAGACTCTCTTATCTACCATGATATTTTAGAAAAAGAAAAGAAAAATTTTATAAAACTTTTTTGGAAATAAACAATGGAACTCAATAAAAATGAAAGAATAATCGCAACAATCATAGGCAAGGAAAGATATGCGTCTAACAGAAAGAACGGTATAGTTAATCAGAAGGCAGGCACAATGTCTATCTATGAAACAGAAGTAGAGGGTGTTGGTGGTGAACTAGCCTTTGCTAAGATGTGTAATTTATACCCAGATTTTTCTGTTGTTCCCGGCAAGTATGACTTTATTGCTCACGGAATGACGGTTGATGTCAAGACAACAAAACATAAGAACGGAAGGTTGCTTGTATCTTCAACAAAAAAAATATCAGATTGTGATTCTTACGTTCTTGTTGTAGGTTCTATGCCTAGATATGAAATAATAGGTTGGGCTTATGCCCCAGAAATTATTAACGAAGAACATCTAGGGGAGCTGGGTAACGGCCCTGTTTACATGATGGATCAAAGCGAGTTGCATAGTTTCCCTGACAATTTATTTAAAGCTTGGGGGAAGAAATGAATGGCGAGAGATGTAGCATATGCAACATGACAACCATACCAATAGAAGTTCACGGTCATATACAATGCAATCAATGTGGACAGAACTATTCACCCTGTTGCCAAGGAGAAACAGCAGATGAGTCGTGCAAGCAGACAGAAAGGACAGAGAGGAGAGAGGGAAATTTGCAAGATACTGAGTGAGAAACTCGGAGGAGAATATAAAAGAAACTTAATGCAGACAGCAGATGGTGGCTATGATGTGTTAGGATTAGATGGATGGGCAATAGAAGTAAAGTTCCAAGAGAAATTATCAATAGAAAAATGGTGGAAGCAAACTGTTGAACAGGCAAATGATAAGAAGCCTGTGCTTTTCTTTAGAAAAAGCAGGGAAGAATGGAGGGTAGTAATCCCTTATGATAAACCATGTATAGAATATTATTCTGTCATACCATTGGATGCTTTTTGTAAACAAATAGATAGGCGAAAAGAAAACAAGCCAAGAGGAAATGTCCCTTGGAATGAACCATACGAAAGAAGGAGTTAAATATGTGGGATGATATTAAATATTTTAAACCTCATGAGTTTCATTGCCAACATTGCGGAGCAGAAGAAATTAAACTTGAGTTGGTAGAGAAGATGGATAAATTGCGTGACTTATATGGCTTGCCAATAAAGATCACGTCAGGTTACAGATGTCCAGATCACCCCCTATCTGTATCAAGACCTACGAGTTCTCACATTAAAGCGGTTGCCTGTGATTTTGCCGCAAGAACTAGCAGGGAACGGTACATGTTACTGAGTTTAATATTCGAGCATAAATTATTCAAACGTATCGGCATCAATGCCTTGAATAAATTTATTCATGTTGACATTGACGAAGATAAATCTCAAATGTTAACGTGGCTGTATTAAATTACTTCACATACTATATCTCCAAAGAAAGTTCCACCAGATGCAGAGCTTAATCCTATAATCTTTTTAGCCATAGGAATAGCCGCTGTATATGCTGATTCAAATTCTGGTTGGAATGCACACTCATCTGATATAACCAGACTAGCAGTATGCGATCTAATAATATGACCCCCTTCTGGTATCCCCCATACAATACTACCGTTGCCAAATCTTATCTTGGCATAGCTAGTATCAATAGGAACCATTGCCTTTAACCAATCTGGTAAATGAAAATAAACGAAACTCATTCGTGAGTTCTCTATCTTCTTGTCAAATACCAGAGCGGCAGCATCTTCTTCTTTTTTAGATTGTATAAATATAGATTGGTGAGGGAAAAACAAAGCAACCCACAGGGCATACAATACCATGACCCAAGACATTCTTATCTGTCTACTCTTAGGTATGAATAATCTATCAGACCTATGAACTATATCTATTACTTCTCTTAGATATGGTTTATCTGGGAATGGTTTAACAGGGTTGTCTGCATCATGTTCGTCTTTTGTTTTAACATAACCAGAGAATATAAAATTGTTAGGATGTTCTGCCCAACTTCTAATTAGCAGTAGGCGGTGTAGTTCCTCCAAGGAGTCCGATGATAGCTGACTCAATTTTCTTTGAATCAATTCCTTGTCCACTCCCTGCGATGAGGTGAGCGTGTTTAGCAGGCTTGTCATATCCAAACATCTCCCTTAGTGCTTTTAGTGCATCCATCTTATCATAAAATTTTAGCTTTACTTGGTTCTTTCCGTTAGACCCCTTGCCTGATCTTGTCTCTTCTATTTCTACTACTGGCTTGAGGTCAACCCTTCCAGAATGTTTAGCTTCGATACCTCCATCTTGGGTGTAATCAAAGTAATCACTTGGATCAAGGAAAGCTATTCTTGCATACTCTTCTGCTACTCTATCAGCAGAGACTTGAAGTCTTGCTTGCAGTTCTCTCTTTCTATCTTCAAGTCTTTCTAAAAAGTTTTTATCTTTCATAAGTCTACCAACAGTTTTGTCAATAGACTTAGTGGCATACCCTGCCTTCAATGCCAAGGCAACCTTGCTCTTATTGGGGTTAATTATAATCTGGTCTATAAGAATATCTTGCTTGAGAAATTTTTTACCAAGCTCGGTATTTTCAACCTTGTTGACATGTTCCGTTGCTGTTGTCATCCGTATCCTGCCCTTATAGATAAAGTTTTTGGTACGGTGTTTACTGCCTTAGCTCTCTTGTCGTACCAATCAAGTAGCTTAACCATACACTCACGAGTTGGTGGGTAGTTAGCTTTGATGGCTTCTCTACAATCACCCCAAACTTTAAGAATAGATTCTTCTGTCTGGGGTTTGTTTCTAGCAAACCATTCTCTTAATATTATAGATGCATTCTTTCTCTTCTTCTCTTCTTCAAATATAAACCTACACCCAATCTCTTTTCTCATTCTATTTCTTAGGTCTTCATCCGAACAAAGAAGTATAACTCTTTCTATTTTATTACGAGATAAAAAAGATTTCATTTTCTTAATTAATTCTGGGGATAAATGCCCCATCATCTCATCAAACAAATGATATTCTCCACGCTTCATGCGACACCCTGCTAAAAGATAAGCACTCGTATGGTCATCGTTACCAAGAAACATTGATGCCATAACATTGTCACATGGGTAATGCTTACCCTTCATCCGAAGGGCAAGACCACCAATGCTGTGTAGTATCTTAGTATTTTGAGCTTCCATGAGCATCTGGAAGATGAGAGTGATTGCTAGTCTCTGTTGAAATGTTATGAACATTAGCAACACGAGCATCCATCTTCTTATGTCCTTCATGGGAACACAAGTAGCTTTCATCAAGTTGTTCCCCGTCATCATTAGACAGGGTGTTAGGTTGAACATAAGTCTCTACTTTAATTCCTTGCTCTTTCATTTTTATCTCCCGTAAGGTTTAGGTCTTCGTACTGGTTTAGGTTTAGTTGGCTTAGGCTTTCTCATAAAGTCTCCTTAATTAACAACGTGTCGGGACATATCAAAGCTGTCCACTTTATCAGCCATCCAATTACTGGATAACATTTTAAATAAATATTTAGCCGCATCAATACTATGGTTGTTCTTATCCATCATAGTTTCTTTTACATTTCTACTTTGACCTGTGCTTGTAGTCCACTCATTATAACGCCATTGCGACATCTCACGCCAATGATTTTCACATGCCTTTGTAATCCTGTATCTAGGTTGCCATGTTTTCTTTACATCTTTCTTGTCAAATCCACCCCACATTTGCTCATTAATTAATTCAGCAAACTCTGTATCACCACCTCTTGTTCCCTTAAGAAAGTGAATACCTTGCTCACTAAACAGTTGAGCCATGCTGACAAGATCGCCACCATCCCCACGCTCTTGTGTCTTAGACCACATGCTAGGATCAGCAACTACCCATTCCAACCTATCAAAATATTTGTATCCCTTTATTGCATCAGATGTAGAAACATACCCTGATTTCTTTTTGTAAAATTCATGGACAGCATAGAATCCATCGTTACTTCTGTCGTGAGCAATAACAACAAACGCTGTTACTCCCCTACCTGCATAGTCAAACCCTCCATACAGTTTCCATGCTTCTGGTATAACATCATACGTTGGTATGTATAATCTTCTCTCATGCTTTTCCATGCTAGGAAATACTAGCTGACCGCCTTGTGCATTGAAGTCAATCTCCATTTCCCTTCGCCACTTAGCACCACTCGTGCCGCCCGGATAACCTATTAAAGATTTAGCCATCCATTCCGCACCACCTTTTGTGGTAGGGTCTTTGTCTTCATCGGCAGAATAATGCACACGCAATACACGCACACCATCTTTAGTTAGGTAATCATTTATTCCCTTCATCTGCCCATTCTATCTTTCTTTACGAGTATAGATAATTGTGTTCTTGTTTTTTCATAGCTTGGGTGGACAGCTATCATTCTTCTAAGGTCAGAAATTATTTCTGCTCTATTCTCAGGGTTTCTTTTCATCTCCATAAACAACATGTTTGCACGAACAATAGGGTCTTTAGTAGCGTTAACTGTGTACCAAAACCTTGGGGACTTTAATGTGCCTGCTGTTCTTTTAACTTTAATGGCATCTTTCATTCTCCTAAGAAACTTTCTTTCTGTTTCTGGGTCTAATTTCTGCTCTTTAATTTTAGCGACTTCTTTTCTCGTGAAAGCATCTTGAGTTTCAAAGTCACCATCTTTTAATTTATTAAACTTGTAAGCAAATCCTTTTGAAATATTCCTAGCATTAGATTTTTTTTCTGCCTCACGAAACTTCAACTCTTCATTTCTCTTTACGGCTTCAACACTTTCTTCTTTTGTGAACTCAAAAACTCTTTCAACTCCCGGCAATTTTTTATAGAAAGCCATAACATCTTCAGATATTGTTTCATCCATTTTTTTATACTCTTCTGGTCTTAACTGAGGACTAACATAAGAATCCCATAAACCACCAATGCCCCTCACCATAGAATTACTTGGAACAAAGAAAGTATCTATAACAAATTTCATTCTTGCTGGTGAGAATGGTTCTTCTGGTATCAACCCAAAAAAAGTTGGAAGCAAGCTGTTTAGTTTTTCGGCAGACATGGTTAATGCTGGATGCTCGAATGGTGTGCGACCAGCCATTTCCCCACCAAGGTTTTCCATTTCTGGCCCACGATATATCTTGCCACCTCTATACAAATCAAGATTACTGGTGTAGCCAATAAGTGCTTTCAATGATGGGGGCATTAAATTAGCAACACTAACTGGGCTACCATAATTCATTCCTTCAAGAAAAATATCTGGTCTTATCCCTGCAATCTTATGGTATATAGAGTCACCCTCTGTTCCTATTGTCTCTCTCATAAAACCTGTCATCAAAAGACCAACAAAATTTGCCACCATTACTTGACCCTGATCCAATGGAATCTTTGCGAACCCATGTATGTCTTTCCCTAGTGGGCCTTTATCTTTTAATCCCGGAATAAAAAAAATTAAATTTTTAAACTTATCTGAGTCTTCTATCTTGTCCCATTCTTCTGGGTTGTTCATCATGTTTAATACAAAAGAACCAGCAAACAATCCAAAGAACTGTGCCATTTTCCACCATGCCATAGCTACATTCTTAGCCTTTTGATTACCAACAACTTGATTGTTTGCCAAGTCTAAAGATGTTTGTCCAACACCTGTCATTTGACTTCCGCTTAACGTATCAAACAGACCACGAGTAGCTACCATCCCTGCATTAAGATACGGTATAAAAGAATCTAATCCTTTTACCAGCTTACCACCCTGTGAGAAATCAATGTATCCTCTGGCTATCCATGTAGCTTCATCTCTAATACCCTGAGTTTCAACACCATTATTTTTTGCCACCCTGTTTATAATTGCTTGCTCCCTCAATGCCAACCTAACCCATAGCTCAGTCTTAGAGCCAACAAACGAAAGCATCTTTCCTACTGTTTTTAGAGGCTTCATGATTCCCTTATCATGCTTCCAAGCCTTCCCACCAAACTCACCCTGTTGAGTCATGAAATCCATCATGCCATATTCATCTAAAAATTCTTTAGCCCTACCCCTTGGCTCTTCACTCGTATGCCAAACATCAGCAAATGTTTCTACCATACGCTTTGCCATTTGAGGGAAAGCAAACCAAGCATGATCGCTGTACTCTCTGACCCTAAACCATGAGAAAAATAAATCACGAGGCAAGTTGGTAATAGCAAACTCTGGGTTGTAACCAGTAGCCAAAGCTCTTATCATCCCAGCCCCTGATAACATCCTAAACAGGGTAGCACTATCCTTATCTATAGCAGGATCAGTAGCCAACCATGACTTGCCAAACTCTAAAGGCATCATCATTTTAATTTTTCTTCCAGCTACAAAAGCTGTTATTGCTTTAAAGTTTGCTCCAATTTCTATTTCAGAATCATCCAATGTCTCATCAACAATAGAAATCATTCCATTATCAGGATCATCCTTGGCGATATAATAAAGCTCTTTGTTAGCCTCGTTTCTAGCTATCCTACTATGCAGTCTTATTATGTACTCCCTCAAAAGATTGGCAGAGTCCATGTTAAGTTCACTTGTACTACCTGTTGTAATACCAGCCAACATCTCTGAAGCTATGTCAGGATCAAAAAATTTAAGGTATCTTCTTGGAGAATAATCACCTGCTCTTACCATGTCATCGTAATCTCTTTTGCTTACAATTCCTTCCTTATGTAGAAATCCAAGATGCTCCTTGTATGTATCAAAATATTTTTTCAGCTTTATATCTAACTTTGCGTAAGAATCTGAGTCTGTTTTTCTAAGAGACTGTAAGAATATTTCATACTCTTCTGCTGTATTGCCACCGGGATGTAGTATCTCAGCATCCTTTAAATAATTTTCTGTCTGCTTGAGTACAAATTTTGTAGCTTCCTGCCTGTCATTAAAACCCTTTAATTTTATTCTCCTCTTTGCCCCCTTCTTAATGTCAGTCCCAAGATATTCAACAACCCCATATTTTTTACCCTCAACATTAACTTCATCGAAGATACCATTAAGAATTTGAACATGGGTTTTATTTTCCATGTCATAAATCATCCCAAAACCTTTGTCCTTCAGTTCACTTCGGGCTATCTCAATCTTATGTTTGTCTACCGCTATAGCCCTCTTTGCAACAACCATCTTGTTAAACCAATACACCTGTTGCTCTGTCATGCCATCATATATTGACTTAAGAACAATCTGAGCTTCAACCATTCCCTTGGCAGAGCCACCGGGCATTTTCTCCATAGCCTGTATTGCTCTTTCAGCAAGCTTACCACCTATCTTACTTCTTAAGGCTTTCTTTATAACAACCTGCTGGTCTGTTATCTGCGTTTGTACGAACTGCCAAATTTTAGATGGATTTCTCCACTCTTTCCGCAATTCATCAGTTGCTTTATGGCTTTTATCGAGATTGCCAGAGACATTATCTGCCACTTCCCCTAGATTGCCCTGCCCCCATATTCCGCAACTTCCAGTTTTGGTTAACATATTTTATTTCCTTTTACAGACACCATCTTTAGTAGATATACTATCGTTTTCATCAGCACCCTTGTAAAGTTGCACTAACTTCTTAGCATCCTCTTTGCCAAATACCTCTTGAGTTCTATGGTAATCATCTGAATGCCTAGCAAGCATTTTTAATGTTGCTTGTATTTCTGCATCAATCTTTTTAGACTCGCCATCTAATACCTCTGTGCTTAAAAGAGCCTGAGTTTTCTGTTCATCAGACCAATCTTTCCCCTCATTATTTATAATACTATTAGCCACCTTATCAATATCATCTACAGTAATTTTCTGTTTGTTTTTCGCCTTAATATTTTTAAGCTCTCTTATCCTTTCGTTAAACAATTCTCTAAAAGCTTGATTCTCCAACTCACCTTCCATTAAATCAGTTAAAGCATCCAGCCTTCCCTCGGTCATTACTTTGTTATGTTTCTTTTGATACCACGCTTTAATGTAGTCTTGGTTTTTTGTATTCCTGATAATATTTTTTTGCTTGTCTTTAACAAAAGAAACATACTCCATCGCTGTTGTTATAGATTCATTATCCAACAACTGAGGGTCTTTTGATTCTATGTTTATATCAGGCTCCTTAACTTTCTCTTTTGCTTTCTCGCTATCAGGTTTTATTTCAACATCAGACCCTGCCTCACCCTTAACAGAATCATAAATTTTCTTATCAATCTGAACATCCTCTTCAGTTTTCATCCATTTTGCAAGAGGCTCTTTCTTCACGCCAAGCTTAACCATAACGCTACCAATAGGGCTAATATCTTCAGGGTCTACTTTAAACGTATAGCCATCCTCTTGCATCAACCAAGCTTCTTCTTTAAAAGATTCAATCTGTTCGATACCATACTCAGCTTTAAATTCTGGGGTCATAGACTGTGCATGTTCTTGCTGTGCGATAGCATCCATTGTTACATCATGTGCCGCCCTTTCTTCTTTGGTAAGAGATTTTACAAGTCTTTCATAACGATCAACAATAGACGTTCCTTTCTTACCTGTATCAAGCAAGGTGTCCACATAGATGCCAGTACTTCTGCCTATCAACAAGTTAATATCTCCTGATGTTAGTCCAAAGTAATCAACAGATTCCTTCTCAAACCAACGATTAATAACCTTGCCTTCATGATTAATAGAAACGGTTCCAAGATATGCCCCTTCCATTGTCCCATCTTCAAATTTAAAATCCAATCTAGTTATGCCAGCCTCAATTCTTTCTACATTAATTTTAACCTGTTGTAATGGAAGCACACCACTTCTCATCACATCCTTTCTACCTGCGAAATTAGTTTTAACTTTCTGAGTTTCAGTTTTACTGAAGTTAGAAAGAGCAAGCCACTCTTCGGTGATTTCTTTATACTCGCCAGTTTCAGGGTTTTGCACATACATCTTAGGATTAGGAAGAATCTGATCTGATTTAGGGTCTTTAACATACATCCTTGAA